TTCATTCTCCTCTGTATGTAGTTGCCCTGCTATGGCAACGTACGCCGCAAGGTCGATGTAAGTGTCTGGCTTTGCAGTTTCCATGCTTCTTGCGATTTTGACCAATGCCATACACATCGCCACCTGATAATCAGTAATGGGCATTTCGAGGTATGAACTCCAGAGTGCGGCTGTCCTTTGCATATTGTCGCTAGGGTGTCCGTAATCAAGTCCTCGGTCTTGGATAGTAGCTCTCGCTTCGTTGAGGTAATCACGGGCGTTCATCGGCTAACCTGATGCTGTGTCTGTGCCTTGATAAGTCGGCGAGCATTTATCTTGCCCTGAATCTTGCCATGTTCATGTCCTTTGGCATAGCCAAGTAGAAAGCCAAAGGCTAAGCCTAGGCAACCCATTCCTATAAGTGCATGATCTATATTCATTTTGAGCCCTTCTGACATAGTGCGCACCATTGAAGCGGGTGCGATTTCGCTATGAGCAGCTCACGCTCGCTGGCATATACTTCAGATTCACAGCCATGATCTACGCAAAGTAGCTTCATACCTAGAATCCATTGGATCTGTGTGCCAGTCTCACGATTCTTACTCATGGCAGAAGTATTACATCAGATGGATGCGACAAGCCCCATGTTTAGATAACGAAATGATAACGATTTGAGAAGGATCTTCGTCCTCAAAGACTGGACTAGCGAACCCGTCCATAGACCTTGCCCTGCACGATAAATGTGCCGTTCTTCTCTATGTGGATTATGTCCACTTGGACGTTAGAACCCTTGACGTACATGATGGCAAAGGCTTGCTGCCAATTCGCCGTTCCCTTGGTGTATGAGGCTTGTCTGAAGTCCATTAGGTTACCTACCTCAACTCCATGTAAAACACGCCCTAAACGCCCTCCAGAGGCTTCTGTGAAGGCGCTACGCCCTGCCCTATGGGTATGACCAGAGATGACGTTCTTCCCATGCCTACGAGCCGCCTCAAGGGCTGACAAGCCTCCTAACTGCTTAATGGGTGTGTGGTCTCCATGGACTGCTATCCAGTTGGGTGCGATGTTCATAGGGTTCTTATGGAAGGTTATGCCAAGCTCATCGAACTTCATGAACTTCTCAAAACGAAGCTCTGGCAAGGATAGGAACGATGGAATCTTCTTCATGATGATGTTGTAAAGGCGGTCTGTGTGGTTAGACCTGATGCAGTCTGTGACCCCTAGTTCCCAGAGCAGTTCAACGCATCGGTCACGATCATCGCCAAGGCTCTGCTCATAGGCTTGAGGTGTGCCTTCTGACCACTTGCTTATAGTCTGGAAGTCAATCTCATCGCCAATGGTGACAGTCTGGTCTGGCTTAAAGGTTTGTAAAAACTTAGCGATGTTGCGTGTGACATGCACGTCCTCGAAAGGCACTTGCAAGTCTGACAGTATTACGATTCGCTTAATCGTCTTCCTCATCTTCGTAGGGGATATTGTCTATGCGGTTAGGCAAGTCAGGCAGAATCCAGTCAGGGTAAGCATCACGTTCCATAATGATGCCTAGAGCAATATCAACGCCAAAGCCAGCTCTGCGCAGGGCGCGGTACATCTCATGTAACCCGATAGCCCACGCGTCTAGCGCGTTATAAGTGTCTAGGTCTATGACCTTCTTCTTAGCCATAGGTAAAGTGTTACTTACCTAACAACTCAATTATGGTATCGACACGCGCTTCAAGGCGAGAGACCTGATCCTTGATAGATGAGCCGCCGTTAGGCTTTAACTCTGCGAGGTAATGTTTAATCATGAACTGCGTATAAGCAGCCAAGCCTCCAAGGACTGTAACGATTCCTACAGCCCAAGCTGCGAGGTCTGCCGCGCTCATTTCTTAGGAGTTGCGTATCCGAATACGCCTGCTAAGACAGCCCAAAGGACAGAGCGATAATCGAGTGCAAAGTTAGATGCACCCCACGCTGCTAGAAACGCACCTGCTGTCAAAATTGCTGGATTCTTCATGTTCATTATTCTCCGCCTATCATGGGTATATTAAAGAACGAGCCATCGTTATCACCCTTGCTCGTAAAGCTGATATGAAGATGAGACTTGTGGCTATTGCTCCCAGTATATTTTCGCCAAGCCCAACGCCTTTTACTGGAAGCGATTCGTCCATCGAATATAATGTATTTAATTCGTAAATCTCCAGATTTCGCACAGAGTCGAATCTGGTCTGCAAGGTAAGGCATGAGGTCTGGCTTGGAAGTTCCACAGAGATCGCGGTCAAAATCACAGGCTCGTACAACATGTTTAGCAGTCGCATCTGGATTATGATCCGACTTAAGATGTGAATGTCTAGCATCACCCAAGAACCCATCCGAGCGTCTATCTCGGTCTGGGTAACTATCATCGAGCTGCTCCCTTAGTTGCTGCCCTGCTTTGCATAACCACCATGTCATGCCAGTAGAAGCTTCGCCTCATCAGCAGTAATGCCTAGACGATCTAGCAGCGCAGCCTTAGCCGCTAATTCTGCTTCTAACTCTGCATCGCGTTTAGCTTTAGCCTTTTGATCTGCTTCGTATTGAGAGAACTCTCCATCAGTCATTTCTCTGTCGATGATTTCATCGGTTTCGATGTCATGGATTCTGATTATTGGTTTTGTCATTTTATGATACTCCGTAAGTTAGGACTGTGCCACCACTAAAATTGCCACCACTGTGAGTAAAGACCATTGACGAAATGTTTGTAGTGCTTGAGAAGATTCCACCAAAAATGACTGCTTTGCTGCTGCTATCATTTTCAATAAATCTTCCATATAGCTCAAATGGCTTAAATGCTGTTGTGGAAGTGTAGTTATCAAACAGTAAAGTCCAAGCATTGTTGGCATCATTGGCTAAAGTATTATTGAGGCTAAAAACCACTCTGCTGTTACTGCCGCCAGTTGCACTGCCGCCAGCGCCTTGAACTCCTGCAAATTGGATGTTGGTTGTGTTGTTATTTGGCGCGCCAAAGAATTGACCATTACTCCCACAGGTAACACCTGTAATCACGAACATGAGAGATTTGTATGATTGTGAAATCGAACTGATTGTGGTGGATGCTCCGCTTAGTGTTGTGGTAGATAAAAGAGTCATTCCACCTGATGCCGAAGTAGCCCACTTTAGACCTGTTGCTTCGGCTGAATCAGCCGTCAAAACTTGTCCATTTGTGCCTACTCCTAGACGAGCATCTGTTGTGGAGTAAGTGTAAAGATCACCCTTTGTAGTTAGCGGGCTACCAGCACCGCCAATTGCCACCCAAGCAGTTCCAGAATAATACTGTGTAGCATTTGTGTCCTTAAGATAAGAAATCATGCCTTCTTGTGGGCTGGTAATTGCCGCAGTACGAGCTGCTGAATTAGCAAAAACCATTACTACTTGAGAGGCTAAGTAACCATTGGCTTGGGCAGCCGTAAGCACGTCTCCTGTATTAAACTCGATATACCCTAGTCCTGCTGCCATTTTTCTCCTAGTAACTCAATATAGATGTGCCGATTATACCAAACAAGCTATTGCCGATGATGAAGCCATCCGCAATAGGTTCAAGCGTTGTTACTGTACAGGTCATACGATTGGGAGTTATATCCCATTTCAGCCCTTGAACCTGTAATGTTTTGACAATAGTCGAGCCGTCTGGCTGTTGGTTGGTTATCTCTACATTGTCAAAGAACTCAAGCTCAATCAGGGTGTCTGTTGGTACTGCTGTATCCAGCAAATCGACTGTCATAGCATCTATGCGAATTGTGGTTTCCTTGCGGGTTGCCACATATTCACGCGCTACGTTCAGGACAATATCGTCCGTCTCTGCCACAAGGTCAGGACGATTTAAGCTGTGTGGGAAATACTTAGCGATGGAGTCATTATCGAATACTTCCTGCGTTGTGCCGCCCCCATAGCGGGTAAAGGTCACATCGTTAATGATGAGCTTGTCATCGAAGGCGAACTGTAGGTTCTTATATGGGATACCTGTGGTCTGATTAAATTGTGTGGGAGTTGCCCCAATTGACTGGACTACCTCGGTGCGGTTCTTATAGATGGCAGTACCTTCTGCATCCATATAGAAAGCGCCCATGCCCTCAGAGAACTCTGCGTTCTTCATGGCTTCTAGGCTTGTGCGTGCTGTAGCAGGATCAGCGATACAGGTGCTAAGCCCTGTCGAGATAGAACGCATGGAAGAAGGGAACTCGATGTAGTCCAGAATCTTTCCTATGCGTGTGCCTGTGTTCTGCCCTGCTGCTGTGTCTGGGATAGTCTGCACGTTAGCCATGTTGAATAGGCGAAAGGCATCTGTAGCAATGATGTCCACATAGCCAGTCTCTTGCCCCTGTGGGTAGGTGTACTTGTAGTCCTGTACATAACCGCTAAAAAGCCATGAGCTTGTTGTTGCAGTTGTGGCAGATACGCGAATCTTGCGAAGTGGTGCTAACTTGCCAAAGTAAGGCGATGCTGTGTTCTGTGGGTTGAAGTCAGAGTTAGGGTCTAGCACTCGGATTGTGGCGTTGCCAGCCTCATAGGTGTCGCGCATGATGTTGCGCCCTCTGTTTATAGAGATGTTGTAAACATTAGGAGTTAGATCAACTACTGGGATGATTGTGGCATCAGAGCCAAAACTGCTAACTCCAATTACTCCGTAGGTTGGGTCTCCAATGACAAAGCCTGTACCAAAGGTCGCACCGCTTGAGAAGTCAAAGGATACGTTTATGGTTGCGGGTAATGACATTACCAGCCGCCGATTCTGCGTTCTACGTTAGCGGATGAGCCAGAGAGTGCAGCTACGTTAAGCCCGCCGCGAATCTCGTCAATAAGGTTCTGGGATGTAGTAACTGAACCAGCCACGTTGACTACTACTGTGCTGCCACCGCCACCGCCACCTCTAGGGTCTAGGAATACGTCTGTGTTGAGTGGGTTGCCCTGTCCGTAGGTAAAATTGCCAGTCGGTACTGTGTACTGGAAGTTAGCCATTTGGAACTGCATACCAGCAATTCGAGCAGCTTGCGCCTCAATTCCATCGAGAAAAGATTTCCATGCCTCAAAGGGATTCTTTGCCGATGGAAGGTCTGCCAAAAACTTGGCTAAATCTACGCCCAACCCTTGTGATATTGCCAGTTCTTTCGTAAGTCTCTGAACCTCGTCCACATTCTCTGTGGCAAGGGCTAACTGCAATTCTAAACGCTTACGATCTTCCTTCGAGATGTTGCCCTTGAGTGCTGCAATAATCTGAATCTGGTCTAAATCAAAGAGAGTGCCAGCCTTCTTAAGTGCGTTCTGGCGCTTCTGCTCGGCTGTGAGAGCCTTTGTAGATGCCACCTGCTTCTTAGTTAGGGCTGCAACTTCCTTGGCTCTCTTAGCGGCTGCTGCCTCTGCATCGCGCTGTTGGCGTGTGCGCAAGGCTGTACCTGCTGGAGATGCTGAACGCCCAGAGGATACTGTCGGCGCTTGGTCAAAGGTTCTTGCTATTAAGCCATCGCCGCCAGTTAGACCACCAAAGGAAGTAAGGAAGTCCAGACCTTTGTAAAGCATACGCAAGCCGTTGATCGCTTGTGCTGTAGCCATAGTAATGGCGTTGATGCCCTTGGCAATATTGTCAATAGTCTTGGCTGCATCGCTGGCTTGTGAGCCACCGCCAAGAACTGCAAAGGCATTAACCAAGCCCTCACCGATTGACTCCTTTGCTCGCTCTGATGAGACACGCAGAGTATCCAACTTAAATGATGTAGTGGTTAGGTAATCCTGCGCTGCGCCAGCAGACTTGGCTAGCATGATGCCTAGAATCTCGTTAAAGCTCTTGGTCTGTAGTTCTGCGCGGGTAAGTCCTGTGTTGTACTTGATGAGCCCGCGAGTAATCCCGACATAGCCCTTGCCTAAATCTGCGGTGACTGTGGCTAAATCCACGCCTGATGCGCGGCTTATCTGAATGGCATTGTTAAGAAGCTCTTGAGACTTGGTAAGTGATCCAGTTATGTTGAGCAAAGATTGAAACGATGGACGAAGAATGTCATCTGATATTGCTGCGCTTTGCTCTAGCCCAGAGATAAAGTCTGCGACCTGAACCTTGGAGAATGAAAGTCCTAAATTATCTACTGCGCTGGATAGTCTGCGAGCTGCTGCTTCATCCTCTGCAAAGGCTTTGACTGCTGCCTTGCCATAGGCAGCCATAGCAGATGCGCCTAGGGTAACGCCAAGGGTGCGCCCTAACTTCTTAATTGTCTTGTCTAAGCCTTTGACTGATGCATCTGCTTTGTTTAAGCCAGTCGCATCCATGGTCGTAGCAATGCGGATTGCTAGGTCTGTATTGCCAGCCATTAGTCAGCCTTCCTTGCTCTAAATGCTATTTCGCCTCTGGCGTTAGCCTTTTTTACAACCTTTTCGTTTGAGGCTTGGATAGCCTTTACAACGGCAGCAGTTGTCTTGCCTTGATCGTTAGCCCATGCTCTAAAAAGTAAGCGACCCTTGGTCTTGCGGGTTCTACGTCCTGCGCTGTTTGATTGCTGCGAATCAACCAATGGCGGTAGTGCGCTAATAAACTGCTTGCCCGCATTAGGGTTGGCTGACTTATTAACGGCTCTGCCAGATTCCCAAACTTGCCCAATCTTGCCTTTGCCAAACGCTCCGCCTGTGTAACCTGCTACACGGCGGGCTGGTGGTAAGCCGTTAGGGTTTGCGCGACCAGCTGTCTCATAGATAGCACCTGCGGCAGACTTATTAAAGATAGTCGCAAGGCTTCTAAAGCCTCGCTTGTTTGGCTTGGTAGGTGTTGTCGAGTAACCCAACCCACGTTTTACTTCGCCAGAGTTGTAGGCGCGATACTCCCAAAGTCCTCTGGCGTTACCCCAGCCGCTCAAAGGCGAATCGCTAGGAACAAATCCTCTAGCCTGATTAACTACCTTACGAAGATGTCCAGCAATTTCCTTCTGGGTTTCCTTGGCTAGTTCTGGAGCATATTCTTTCAGGGCTTTGCTAAGAGCTACGGCGTTGTCTAGTTCTACTGGCATCGCTTCGCTCCTTCGCTATATCGTTTAGTACCTGTATATGAGCCTTGAAAGCCATCGGAGAAAGTTCCACGATGGTTTGGAAAGGAACTCCAAACTCATAACTCAATCGAGTCGCGAGATAGGTGATGGAGTTCTTTTCCAGCCTTAGTCCAAAGGGTCAGACTCTAAGACCTCAACTGACTTGAGAGTCTCAAGGAACTGTTCCCCGAAAGGCTTGACTGTTTCACCCGAACGTCTAATTGCTTCCCAGCACAGCCAGTAAACGTCTGACTGCTTCTGATCTTCAATCAAGGCTTTATGAAAGCCTTTCTTAGCGTATTGCTCAAAGCTGTACTCCAAGACTGGAGTTATCTCAAACTCCTGTACTTGTCCATCAGCCCTTGTTACTTTGAGTTTTGCCATAGCCCTTATCTCCTTCTTACGATGTGGTTACTGCGATTGTACCTGATACGTTCCAAGTTACGGACTGTGTTGAAAGGTCTCCAACTGCGCCGTTGATAGGTGTTGTGTTGTTGACAAGGCATGTCATCGTGTAAAGAGGGTTCGCCGCAGAAGTAGCAGCAGAAGTTTGCTTTGCTGTGACTGTAACGTTGTTGCCCCATACTGAAGATGAGTTCAATGTCTGAAGTGTCTTTGAGGCTGCTTCATCGTTAAAAAAGTCAATTGTGATAGAAGATGCTTCTAGACCTTTAACGAATTTGTGTCCTGAATCACCCATCGCTGTTACTTCAAGTTCATCGAATGAGCGGTTGATTGTTACTGATGATACGAGTGAAGATAGATCTACCGCATTGACAGTTAGAACTACTCCGTTGCTTAGATATACTGCCACGATTTATTCCTCTTCTTTCTTAGTTGGCTTTGTTTCTGGCTTAGAAGCAACCTGACCGATTTTAATCAGGAAGGCTTCGTTCTCTTTTTCCCATTGTGCTAAATCGGTCATGATTTAACTCCATTCCGTTAAGGTGCTGATTGCAATATCGCAAGCCAGCAAGTCTCCTGTTGGCAGGTTCAGCACTTTAGGGCTGGACACGCTGCCTACATTGAACACGATTGTTGAGGCATCCAAGAGCTGAAAGACTCGAACCACATCATCTTCAATTCCTGCAAGGTTTCCCTGATTGTCCAGTAATGGCACAAGGATGGTAATAGTAAAGTTGGCTAATGGCGCAACTGATGTGCGGTCATTGTTTGTAGGCGTAATATATGGATCAGCAGGGCTGACGATGACTGAATTGGCAATAGGCGTAGCAGGTGGGAACGAGAACACGCTCCACTTTGTATTGTCAGTAAGTGCCGAGGCTATAGAAGCTCGTAGGGTGGTTATCGCTGGCATCAGCCCACCATTGAGTTAGGGCTTAGGTAAGGTGCTAGCAAACCGCGAACGCGAGCCATGAGCTGATTAGACATGGTGTAAGGGCTTGGTGCGTAGCCGTCAATGGATACGCCCTGACCCGTTGGCGCTTGACGCGCTTGCCAGATAGCCACGCTAATCATAAGGCTGGCTTCCTGTACTGCTGAAATCGTTGTGTAATCAACGTAGGTGTCTGCTGCCACTTGACCATAGGGGTTAATTGGGTGGTAGGGGTTATCGCTTGTGTGGGTTGTAGTTACTGTAAAGCTCTTATCTCCAACGCCAGTAATGGTCTTAGTGCCATTGAACTTAGTGCCAGACTTTGTGATAACTACTGACTGACCTACATAAAATACATCTTTGACGTAATCATTAAAGTATAAAGTACCTACTGTGCCAACGTTGCTGTGAGCAATAGCAGGAGTCGTGTTAGTCCATAGAAAAGGCAACAAGACATCATCGGCAGCATCGCAGACTGACTGCAAGACGGCATCAGTATAGAGAGTTCCGATACCTAGTGCGGTACGAAGCTCTGCGACTGTTGTGATGCTCATTGTTATCCTTTCTAAAGACTCAAGGGGACTGCAAGGGCTCTGGCAGCCCCCTTGAGCGACTTAGTTCAAGCTGATTAGGCTTGGAAGTTGTAGCGGTAAACTCCGCCACCATCTTTAGCAACGTAAATTGCTAGGTATCCGTAAAGGTTGATTTCAACCTCACCAGATGTAAGGACGTTTACGCGAAGCTGGGTTGTTGGTGATTCCCATGTGTAAACAGATGAAGGTGCAACAAGGAACATCGAGTTATCGCCTGTGCCTGTTGTGATGTTGTGATCAACAATGAGGTTTGTACCAAGTACGTCACCGACAACTGAAGTTGGGCGAGCTGAACCTGATGTGTTCATTGGTGATGCTGCATTGTAAAGTGCGCGACCTGTGGTGTCAGCGTAAGACATAATCTGACCCCATTGTGAAGGTGATGCAATGAGTGCAGATGCGTAATCTCCACCTGTGTTGCCGTAAATCTTTGCAGCGTTTACAGAGATAAATGATTGAAGAGCTGATGATGATAATGCGCGACCATCATCTTGCTTTCCGTTTGCTGTCAAAGCAGCAATGAGGGCTGTATCTGTTGCCTTCTCGTATGCCTTGCGAAGTTCTGCCATTACGAGTTCCATGAACGCAGGTGAAGAGCGGTCAATAAGCTCGAATGAAATGCGCTGGAGACCAGAGAACTTGTTAATAGTTACTGTGTCATAAGCGGATGTCATGCCTGTTTCTGATGGTGCTACACCCTCATCTGTGTCTGCAACTGTTGGTGCAGTATTTGGTGAAGTTGAAGCATTGGTGTACATGCGAGGGACTGTAAATGAAAGCCCTGAATCAACCAATGCACCACGGGTTGCAGCATTGAACGCTGGACGACCTGTAAATGTATCTGTGATGAATGTGTTCAAGTGCTGTGGGAGTGTAAGTCCTGTGTTGGTTGAGCTGGAATCATCTGCTGCACGAACAACGCGGCGTGCCTCGTCATCTCCAAGTGCTGCCTTGATGTTTGCTTCGAGGTACTGTGCTGATGAAATCGGCGCGGTACGCTCCTTGGTGTAATGTGATGCTGCAACTGTTGGGCGAGCCGCTTCTTCTGCCGCTGCTTCAACTGCTGGAGCTTCTACCTGTGTGGTATCTTCCACGACTGGCTCGCTTTCTGTTGGTTTGGTTTCTTCAGCAGGGATGACTTCCTCTGCTGCGATCTCTAGCACTTGAGCAGACTTAAAGGCTGGCTCTGTTACTAGAGAAACTTCTTTGAGTTTGGCGGCAGTCACAACTGTGTGGCCTTCGCGTGATGGTGCTGATGCAATAATCTCTGCACCGATTGACAAGCCAGAGACAAGTCCTTCTTGTGCCATAACGAGTGCATCGTTGCCACCTGTTGAACGTGACAACTTAAAGGTTGCATAGATGCCATCTGGACGTACTGTGGCTGTAACCATGCGCCCTACTGGCTTCTTCATGTCGTGCTGTGATAGCAACTTAATCTTTGATGGATCGTCAATCTCAATAGAACCAGCCTCGAATACAACGCCACCAAGATTGGTGTTACCGATTTCGCCAGTTCCCATTGGGACAATCTTGCCGCTGATTTCGCGGCGTTCTTCGCTGCACTCGATTGAGGCTGCTTCGATGTATAGAGTTTCCATTAACTTAGTCCTTCGCTTCCGTTAGGAGTTAAATCTGTCATTTCCATAGCCTGTTCAGTTGTAATCAGCCCTAGAGTTAGCATCTTCTCAATTACTTCAAGTTCCTTGATTGGGTCTTGCTTGAGGAAGGTGTCAAAGACTGCAAAGCGAACTTCGTGTCCTGCTGTAGAGATGTCATCCATAGATAAACGCGCCTGAATCGCCTGTACATAGGGCTCGATGCTTAAAGCGAAAAATTGTTTTCTTTCTTCAGTCACGTTTGCGTAAGTCATGGTTGTATTCTGATCTGCTGACAAGTAATACGCAGGAACGTTCATAGCGCGAGCAATTTCAGTAGATAGGTTCTGAATCGCCTCGTTGTACATCATGTCTTTAGGTGAGAACTGTGTGGACTGGAACTCAAGAGTGCTGGTTAGGTAAGCAGTAGAGTTGTTATTGCGGCTGCGCTTCCAAGCTGCGAGAAGTCCAGAGACCTCGGCAGGTGGTAGGTCTGCGCCTGTATTTTTCAAGATGCCGCTAGACATTGGAGTAGCTGACGCAATAGCAGCAGCCTTGTTAATGTCAATCGCTGACTGGATAGTGCGACCAGCGCGCTCTAACACGCCCTCATCAAATCCCTGAATAGTAACAATGTCGTTCATGGCAATAGGAGCAGCATCAACGTAATACTGCGTGACCATAATGCCTTCTAGATCAGTTGTAAATGTAACGCGAGCGTTAGCAATCCATTCGAAGGCTGCTGGTCTGCCATCTTCTGCGTAGCGTTCTGTAACACGAAGATAAGAGACTCCGTAGAAGAGAAGGCTATCTACGATCCAGCAGATAGTGATAAATGATGGTTGATTCTTTGCAAGTTGATTAACCCAGCGAGGCGCAGCCATAACTTCGCCTGTGCGCTTGTTGTAATACTCAAGAGGGATTCCTGCGACTGTGCCACAGATTAGGTTGCGGGCTCTGGCTACAGAACTGACGCTCATAGCCTCTTTACGAGAGACTCGAAGTGTAAGCGAACTATAAAGTGAGGGCAGATTTTCGCCCATGACCTGTGGCGCAAGCTGCGCTTCTACAATTTGTGGCTTACGCGAAAAGAGACCCATAGAGGGCAATTATACACTACATATAGATTATTCTGTGTATATAGCCGCTACCTGTTGTGGTTTGTAAAGCATGTGAACAACCATGGCGGTTGCAATCGCTCCAGAGACATCGCCAGCACTTTTGCGTTTAACAATGCGCCATGCCGAATCATTAACCTTGGCTGCGCAGTTATTCATCTGTTGAATCCAGTTCTCCTGACCTGCATGCACAAGCCTTTTTGAGTTAAGGCTGTCGTTAAGGTCTCCGCATGCCTGATAGAAGGATGCGCCAGAAATGTCCTGCACGATCTGACCAGCATTGGAGAGCTTGTCCGCGATGGATTGGGCTGTGTACTTGTCGTAGCAGATTTGGCGCGGGCGATACTGGTCAGCCCATGCCTTGATGTCCACCGCAATCTTTAGATCATCAACGCTTACTTGGCTTTCCCATGTCTGTAGGATTCCAACTCCGATGCGACCATCTGGGAGTATTTGCCCAGCAACAAGACTTGCATTACGGCGAGACGGACTGACATCAAATGCAAATACTGTATAACCGCCCACAGGAATCGTGAGTGTTGAGTCGCTCGTCTCCTCAAGGATTCCATGAGCCCACGGAGAAGCAAGAGAGTCGATCCATTGGCAGAGCAGCTCTGTTCGAGTATTTTCAATAGGACTTGTCGCAACGGCTTCTTCAAGGGATTCCTCACTTATCGTATATCCGAGTGCTGGATTAGCTTGAGCCCAACCAACACGATCTGTAATCTTGCAATATTGGGGAGCCGAATACTCATAGAATCCAAAGCTCTTAGGCGGGTTCTCTAGCGCCCTTTCTCTCATGCCATTTAGGACTACCGAGAAAGCGTCTCCTGCATTTGAGGTAAGAAGCGTTTGAGCATTTGGACGCGCTCTAGTTGTAGGGATAGCCGCTCTATATCCTTCTTCGTTAATTTCTCGGAGTTCGTCAATGAAGAGGAAGTCTGCAGTTCTGCCGCGAGAGCCATCTCTAGTTGCCGCAACAACGTCCAGCCTTCTTCCGTCCAGCATCTCAATAGACTCTGTGCCGTTGGCGTACCTGATCTGTTTGACGAATCCCTTGAGGTGGTCATTGTTCTCCAATACTTGTGCGACTTGTCTAAAGGTGTCCAAAGCCATGCTTCGATTAGAGGACATGATGAGGACGTTCTTACTATCCCACTTAAGCAGGTGAGCCAAGATAAGCATACGAGCTAAATGGGTCTTTCCGTTCTGTCGAGCGATAAGCAACAGGTTTGTCTTGCGAATCCACATGCCCTTCTTGTCCACGCCCAGCATGTCCTTAAGGACGTACTCCTGCCAAGGCAGAAGCGGCATATCTATGATCATGCAAAGGTCTTTGACATCTTGGAGTTTATTAGCGCCCTTTATTGGGATGCTGGCAAGCCTTGGTTTGGTTGCCCCTCGTAGGGCTTTGGTGCGTTGGGCTGGCATCGGGTTAATTCCCGACTGGTCTGGCTGTAAATGGACTGTCTTGGTGGATTACCGACTGTGTCGGAGAGGGATAGGCAGAAAAAACAGGGGGGGTACGCACCTTCTCTAAAAAAACACGCTCATTGCGTGAACCCTTGCTGCTATTGCATGAGACACAGCACGTCCGCATGTTCTCTTCGCTTATCGCCAGCTCTGGCGCTTTGCTAACTGGGATGATGTGGTCAATGGTCATGTTCTTGTTCTCTGCACCGCAGTAGTAACACACATACCCATCTCTAGCCAATACTCGAAGGCGTACTTCCTTGTACTTCCTCGATAGCCGAGGATCACCCTTCTTTGTACTCATTGCCATCCTTTAGTCTTGAGATGATGTAAAGCCTTACAATAGTCAGGCTCATCATACTCTGTATAACCATACCTATGTTGTACATACTTCCAATAGAAGTAGAACTGATAATCATAAGGAGCATCTATCAGCTTGGTATTGCGTATCTGGTAGTACCCATAGTGAGACCCATTACGAGCATCTATGCGATTACTACTTTCCCTAAACGTAATCTCATTATGACAATCTAATTGTCTATCTGTAAGTTGATAATCAGCTAATGAATGTAAATCGTAATAACGATCTATTGAGCCTTGTCCTACTGCAGTACTCTGCATAGACAGAGCTATCCCAATAACGATGGCTACCGAGCGAGCTATCCGCGTAGCGGCTCGCTCTGAGCCCTTGAAGGCTCTAGCCGTAAGAGTACCGCGCATGTCAAGCATCTCCAAGCATAGGCTGTGCCATAATCTCACATAGTGAACTATGAATTGTGTCACAATATTCTTTACTTATCTCTGAACCTATCCAGTCTCTGTGTAATCTAACTGCAGCTCTAGCGGTTGTTCCAGAGCCCATGAATGGGTCATATACAACATCACCCTCATCAGACCACGAAAGTATATGGTCTATAGCTAACTGTTCAGGGAATGGTGCTGGATGCTTAACGCCATTGAAGCTAGTGACATAACGCCAGATATTGGTGCGAGGACTGAACTCTCGAACTGGGTTCTTCATCTTGCCAGACCAATCTTTATGACCAGCCCATTTATTTGGCTTATCACATATTAGCCTTGCTTTTGGCTGTCCTTTACTCAATATGAACATATACTCAAATATCTGTGTATAACGCTTAGACTCTGGTCTTGCACAATATGTAGAGCTGTTCTTCTGATAAATCATAGTGTCATGTAAATTGAACCCAATCTCCTTGAAGTAAAGGGCTTGCCTAAAGCTGCTACCTGACTCCGATCCGTCCTTGGTTTGGTCTCCTACAACCCATACAACCACTCCAGATGGCTTGATAACCCTGTATAACTGCTGCGCAATAGGCTCAAAGTCGAATGAATAGCCATTGTATTGCCTTAAATCATCGTATGGCGGTGATGTAACAACGAGGTCAATACTCTCATCGTCCATGCGGTGCATGGTGTCTAAGCAATTCTCGTTGTAAAGCTTACTTGTCTGTGCTGTAGAACCCTGAACCTCTGAAATGGACTGGAACACTTGAATACACCTTTCTCATAAGCTCATTACAGAACGGACATTCAATGCCGTCTTGAACTTTGGATATGGATAGTTCTTTCTCTATGCGAGCATCAGCTTCGCAAAGGTCGTTATCGCATTGGAACTCGTATATAGGCATTACTTACACGTCCTGCATGGCACATCAACCAACTTCCACGATCCGCATTGTGCGCATCTTTCAGGCTCTAATTCTACCGAATCTTTCTGTATATCTCCGTAGATTGGTAAGAGTAATTGCACCAAGTCACCAAACCGCATGAAAGCAAGATACTCGGAAGCATCTTCACCCTGTCCATTCATACGACACACCACGAACGGAAGCTCTTTGCCATCCGCTCTCTTGGTGGCTTGGCGCAACCACTCTAGGGGCTGGAACGCCGACCTAGCCTTAACCTCAACATCGAACGGGACGTTGGTTATATCTTTTCCAGCTCCACGACCGACACCTGCGCTTCTCCACCATTGCGAGAGATAGGCTGCAACCACTCGCTCAGTACGCAAGCCTCGGTCTTTCCTGTGTCGTGTCATGCACGACCAGCAGAGTTAATTGTTCCGCACTTGTCACACTTCCACTCGTTCTGTAACGCCCTTTGTTTAATCTGCTGAACTGTTGGTGGGGTATTACATAACTGGCAGATAATGGCAAAGCCTAGTTTCTGAAGATCATGAGCTGCTGCTTGTGCAGCTTGTAACTGCTCATCTGTGGGGAATTGCTCCCATTCATCATCTTGGTTACGGAAGTATAATTTACCCACGTTTGACCTGCTTACCCCAAGTGCCATCTGGCTTAATCTCGTACCAGACAGGATCACAAGGCACTTGACCCCCAGGCATATCTCTAGTGCTGGACTCTGGACAACGCCACATTCCATATTGCTTACCAGCCTTAGAAGTTCCTGTCTTCCATACACGCGCACCATGGATACAGCTCTCGTCTGGTTGCGTGCCACCAAGGACATCCTTGACTGTCTCGACTGCTTGCTCCATCGTCTGAACTGGTCCTGCTACTTGCATTGTCCATGGATCTTCTTCCTTTGGTACTGGAACATATTCGCTGGCTGTGTTAGCCATCTTTGCTTTGGTCTCTTGCACAATGTTCTGGACTTCGACCTTAGCCTTTACCTTAGACATCTCCTCGCGACTTGCTCTCTTGCCCTTTGTAGCGTAACCCGCATTTGCAAGAGCCCTACCAATGGCAGAAGTTTCACAATTCTCCAGCGCAGATGTGGCATTAACGCCCCTGCCCTGTACTGTTTCTTCAGCCAAGCCAGTAGTCCAAGGGCGGCTGTCAGCTTCAGTTCTATAGATGCTTGCTTCAACGATAAACCTAGCGGTTGTGTGTTCGAGGACTTTCGTGTGAATCTGTCCATCTGGGTGATCCTTCCAGAACTTAACTAGGCGCTCTTCTACTGTCTCATAATCTTCTAGGTTAAACATAAAGTTCATTCTCCTCTGTATGTAGTTGCCCTGCTATGGCAACGTACGCCGCAAGGTCGATGTAAGTGTCTGGCTTTGCAGTTTCCATGCTTCTTGCGATTTTGACCAATGCCATACACATCGCCAC